GCGCCAGTCCTGGCGCTGGCCGGAGCAAGCGCGCATCGGGCGCGAGCCGGCGCTGCAGTACACCGGGCGCGAGCCGATCGAAGTCACGCTGTCCGGCACGCTCTACCCGAGTTTCGATGGCGGCCTCGCGCAGGTCGAGCAGATGCGCGAGCTCGCTGACAAGGGCGAGCCGCTGCAGCTCGTCGATGGACTCGGGCGCGTGTGGGGCGCGTGGGTGATCGTCGAGGTGGGCGACACCCGCAGCGTGCTGATGGACGACGGCCAGCCGCGCCGCATTGCGTTCGAACTCAAGCTCAAGTCCTACGGCGAAGACAACATCGTCACCGACTACTCGGGTGGCTGGAGCCCGTTTGCCGTGCTGCTGCCGATCATCGATGAGGTGGCGTCCGACCCGCTGGGCGCGCTCAATACCGTGGTCGGCGATGTGGTGCAGCGCATTGCAGGGTCGATGGGCGGCAGCGTCATACAGCGCACATCCGTGCTGCAGGACGCATTGCGTGACGTGATGCAGCCGTTGCGCACCGCGCTCAACGGCGCAGTCAGCCGACTGCGCGAGGCAGGCGTGACGCTGCCGGCCATCGATGCGCTGCTCACGCGCGTGGCGCGCGCCAGCGCCGCGCCGCTGTCGTCGTATGACGTGATGGCCGCGCAGATCAAGGCGCTGCGCGACGACATCGAGCGCGCCCGCCGCGAAGCCGAGCGCCACCCGCAGGCCGCCGAACTCCAAGTGGTGCTGGACAGCGCCGATCGCGCATTGCAAGGCCTGATGCCCGCCGAGCAGGAGACTGCCTGATGCTGACGCAAGACGACATCGTGGTCATGGCCCGCGAGGGGGACATGATCGACTACCTGGTCTGGATGCACTACCGCAGGCTGGATGTGCTGCCGCAGGTGCTGCAGGCCAACCGCCACTTGGCGCGCCTGAGCGCGGACGACATGCTGCGCTTGCCAGACGGCACGCCGGTGCGCATGCCGGCGCTTGTCGATGAGCCGCAACTGCGGCTGGTGCGCCTGTGGTCGTAAGCCATGCAGCCGCGCTTTCGAATCATCGCCGACCGCCACGACGTCACGCGCGCCGTCGCCGATCGGCTCATCGAGCTCATCATCACCGACGAGGCGGGGCTGGCGTCCGACGTGGTGCGCTTGACGCTCGATGACCGCCGTCGCGCCGACGGCGCAATCGCGCAGCTGCCGCGCATCGGCACGCAGCTCGAGGTCGCCTTGTCATACGCCGGCGGCGCGTGGGTGCCGATGGGTCGCTACATCATCGATGAGGTCGAAATCAGCGCGCCGCCGGCCACGCTGACGGTCTCGGGCAAGGCCGCCGACATGGTCGGGCCATTTCGCAGCCCCAAGACGCGATCGTGGCACGACACGACGCTCGGGCGCATCGTCGAAGCCATCGCCGTCGAGCACGGCTACACGCCCAAGATCGACCCCGAACTGGGCGCAATCGCCATCCCGCACATCGACCAGACCGAGGAGTCTGACATGGCGCTGCTCACCCGGCTGGCGTCCAAGCACGATGCCGTATCCAAGCCGGTGGCCGGCCACCTGGTGCTGGCCAAGCGCGGGGCGGCCAAGAGCGTCACCGGCCAAGCGCTGCCGACGATCACGCTGCGGCCGGATCAGATCAGCGAGTGGCGCTATCAGTACAGCGCCCGCCGGATAGCGGGCAAAGGCGGCACCGGTCTCGCCGACAACAGTGACGAGAGCCACGGCGGAGTCAAGGCCTACTGGTGGGACTACCAAAAGGGCGAGCGGCGCGAAGTCGTCGTCGGAAACCCGCCTTATGAGGAACTGCGCTACGTGCACGCCACCGAGGCTGAGGCCCGCGCCGCTGCCGCCACCCGCAAAAACCGCGGCGAGCGCTCGCGGGCCGAACTGAGCTTTCGGATGCCCGGAGACCCGCGGCTGGCCGCTGAGGCGCGGCTATCCATTGCACTGCGGCCGGGCATCCCGACTCGGTGGCGCATCACGCGCGTCGAGCACCGATTGAGCGCGCAGGGGTACAGCACCAGCGTCGAGTGCGAACGCGACGTCACCGATCCGATATCGATCACGCAAAGCGAGGTCAACGATGACACCCCATGACACCCAGCCGATCACGATCACAGCCAACGAGCTCAAGGCGATGTTGGAGCAGGCTGCCGAGCGCGGCGCTGAGCAATGCCTGGCCCGCCTCGGCCTTGAAAACGGCCACGCCGCGCGCGACATCCGCGAGCTGCGCGACCTGCTGGCCGCTTGGCGCGAGGCGCGCCGCGCCGCCTGGCAGACCATCGTCAAAGTCACCACGACTGGCATCCTGGCTGCGCTGCTGGTCGGCATTGCAGTCAAGCTCAAACTGACAGGAGGCGGCTCATGATCGAAACCCTGTTGGGCGGATTGCTGGGCGGCGCTTTCCGGCTCGCGCCCGAGGTTCTCAAGTGGCTCGACCGCAAGGGCGAGCGCAGCCATGAACTCGCCATGCAGGACAAGGCGCTGGAGTTCGAGAAGCTGCGCGGCGCCCAGCGCATGGCCGAGATCGGCGCCGGGGCCGATGCCGCCTGGAACGTGGGGGCCCTCGAGACCTTGCGCGAAGCGGTCGCCGCCCAGGGGCAGCGATCGGGCGCCCGCTGGGCCGATGCGCTCTCCAGCAGCGTCCGCCCGGTGATCACCTACTGGTTCATGGCGTTGTACTGCGCCGCCAAGACCGCCGCCTTGGTGGGAGCCGTCGAGGCCGGGACGGAGTGGGTCCCCGCGATCCAGGCGGCCTGGACCGAGGCCGACCAGGCCCTGTGGGCGGGCGTCCTGAACTTCTGGTTCCTGGGCCGCGTCTTCGACCGGGTGCGGCCGTGATCGCGGTACCCCAGGCAGCCGTCGACCTGGCCAAACGCTTCGAGGGCTTCCACCGCGTGCCGAAGCACGATCCCGGCCGTGCGCACCCGTACCTCTGCCCGGCCGGCTACTGGACCATCGGCTACGGGCATCTGTGCGACCCGAAGCACCCGCCGATCACGGAAGGCGAGGCCGAGGCATACCTCGCCCAGGATCTGAAGGTGGCGCTCGCCGCCACGTTGCGCTACTGCCCGGTGCTGGCCACCGAGCCCGAGGGGCGGCTGGCGGCCATCGTGGACTTCACTTTCAACCTGGGGGCGGGTCGGCTGCAGACATCGACGCTGCGGCGGCGGGTCAATCAGCGGGATTGGGTGGCCGCTGCTACTGAACTTCGCCGGTGGGTCTACGGCGGTGGGAGGGTGCTGCCGGGACTGGTCGCTCGCAGGCACGCGGAAGTGCTGCTGCTGGGCCGCACGTCGGTTGCTGGTTAAAAAACGGCTTATGGTCAGGTATCATCCAACCTTGGAGGATACTGTCCCAGTGGCTACAGCGGAGCAAATCAAGGCATTACTTAGAAGTCACGCTGATCGTGATGATCAGCGCTTCTATTCTATTGCTTTGCAAGTTGCTGCTCAGGAAGCGAGGCAAGGCCATCACAAACTCGCCACCGACATCAAGGAGATGGTGGAGAAGTCCCAGAAAAGCGCAAGCGCGGGGTTGGCGCCAGTAAAGCCGACGCCGTTAATTCAGCAACCGAAAGGAGATCTTCGCGGTCTGCTCGAACTGACTCATGTGACAGTACGGCTTGGCGAGTTGGTACTAAGCGAAGAAGTCCAGGAACGACTAGAGCGAATTTTGCTTGAGCAGCGACAAAGGGATCGCCTTGGTAAGTATGGCCTGCTGCCGCGACGTAAGATTTTATTTACGGGCCCACCGGGGACAGGGAAAACAATGTCAGCTGCAGCCCTTGCGACCGAATTGAAGCTGCCGCTTTACACAATAGTTCTTGATAGCTTGATCACGCGGTTTATGGGCGAGACCGCGGCAAAACTTCGCCTAGTGTTTGATCACATCAAGCAAACAAGAGCCGTCTATCTATTTGATGAGTTTGACGCGATTGGCACGCAGCGAGGTGCGCAAAACGATGTCGGTGAAATCCGACGAGTTTTGAATTCGTTTCTGCTTTTTGTTGAGCAAGATGATTCCGAGAGCATCATCGTTGCCGCCACCAATCACCCGGAACTGCTGGATAAGGCCCTGTATAGACGGTTCGATGACATCATCCGATTTGATAAGCCGAGCGAACCACAAATCAGAAAGCTTATCGAGAATCGGTTGGCGATGTTCAAGACGAACTCGTTGTCTTGGTCGGAAATTACTTCGGCGGCAGCTGGACTTAGTGCCGCCGAGGTGACTCGTGCAGCCGAGGATGCAGCAAAGGAAGCTGTGCTTCACCACAGCAACTCTATCTCGACAGCTTTGGTTGTCAAAGCAATAGATCGGCGCCATGCTGGAAAAAAATAATGGTGAGGGCCCAAGATGGCGGAACGGAAGTCGCACATTCTGTTGGATGGCTTT